CTGTCGTTGTCTGCATGGCCGTCCGTTCGTTGACCGCCTTGCCCGCCGCCGTCTGCCCAAACAAAAAGGACAAGCCGCCAAGATGATTCTTGGGCTTGTCCCGCGAACGGAAGAGTTTTGTGAAGAAGGTCATGGTCGTCTCCATTTCAAAAGATGATAGCAGAAGCGCCGCCCTTCCGGGCGGTGCTCCCTCATTTCGGTTTAGAAGTTTTCGATGCAGGAAAGCTCCATGCTGTTGATTGCGGCTGTGAATCTTGCCCCCCGGGCAATCTCGTCGGCGGCTTTCAAAAGTTCCTCTGGCGTTGGATCTCCGCCCATCTGGCAAATGCCGGCGTTGGCTTTGATGTCCCAGAAAACCTTGCGGGCTTCCCAATCCGTCTTGTCATAATCCCTCTCTTTGCGAACCTCGATGCGGATGTAGCTGTCGTGGTTGCTCTCGTTTGCCCAGCCCATCGTGTTTTCCTGCAGCTTGAGTCCGTACTCGGCAGCCTTGCTCTCGATGATCTTGGCGATTTCCTGCTTGTTCATTTTCTTTTCCTCCGTTTCTTGGTTCTTCGGTTTTCCCTTTCGGTATGTGTATATTCCCGTACTATCACAGAAATAGCAAGGCCATATGTGCGTATACAATCGCCCTAAAATGCCCATATGCCGCGACTCTCGTACACCGATTCCGACGTATCATTCTCACAGCGGATTGCACGATCCAGTGCCATAATCAGCGCAATCACGCCGTCAATCTTCTCGGTGGATTTTTCCTTGTCCGCCTTGATGTTGCCCGCAGGATCGGTGCGAATGAAGATGTTGTCTGCCATCCAGCGCAGGACGGGATGTCCGCCGTGCGCTATTTTCTTTTCCAGAGTGAGCTTCATCAGCTCCTTGGTCGGCGGACTCATGTCTTTGAACCCCTGTCCGAACGGGACAACGGTGAATCCCATCCCTTCAAGATTCTGCACCATCTGTACCGCGCCCCATCGGTCGAAAGCAATCTCGCGGATGTTGTACTTCTCGCCCAGTTTCTCGATGAACGCCTCGATGAATCCATAATGCACCACATTCCCCTCCGTGGTCATAAGAAAGCCCTGCCTCTGCCACACGTCATACGGAACGTGGTCGCGCCGCACACGCAGGTCGATGTTCTCCTCGGGAATCCAGAAGTACGGAAGCACGGCAAACGGTTCATCCTCCTCGGTCGGAGGGAATACGAGAACAAATGCCGTGATGTCCATCGTGGAGGAAAGGTCAAGACCGCCGTAGCAGACACGACCATCCAAGGACTCAGCGTCAACAGGGGCGGCACAGCTATCCCACTTGTCCATCGGCATCCACCGCACGGACTGCTTCACCCACTGATTCAACCGCAGCTGACGGAAACTGTTCTCTTCGGCAGGATTCTGCCGTGCCGAATCGCACGCCGCCTGTACCTTGTCGATACCGACCGTGATACCGAGGGACGGATTCGACCGCTTCCATACCTCGGGATCTGTCCAGTCCTCATCCTCCTTTGCTCCGTAGATCACGGGATAGAAGGTCGGGTCGATCTTTCGCCCTTCGAGAATGTCCTTCGCTTTCTGGTGCGTCTCGTAACAGATGGACTGCGTATCCGTCCCCGCTGTGGTAATGAGGAAGTAGAGCGGCTGCATACGCGCATCGCCGGAGCCTTTCGTCATAACGTCAAAGAGCTTGCGGTTCGGCTGCGTGTGGAGTTCGTCGAACACAACGCCGTGAATATTGAACCCATGCTTCGAGTATGCCTCTGCAGATAAGACTTGGTAGAAGCTGTTCGTCGGCAGATACACCATGCGCTTCTGGGAGGCGAGAATCTTCACTCGCTTGCTGAGTGCGGGACACATACGCACCATGTCGGCTGCGACCTCGAACACGATGCTCGCCTGTTGACGGTCGGCAGCGCAGCCATACACCTCGGCGCGTTCCTCGCCATCGCCGCAACAAAGGAGGAGTGCGACGGCAGCGGCAAGTTCACTGTTGTGGGTTGGAATGAAGGATTCCCCTACCAGATAACAATGGCTTCTGCTGTCCACTTGAATGCACTGCATGGGGACTCTCTCTGAGAGCGGCACGATGTCTGTCATATAATGAAAACAGGCGCGAGTGACGGGCAGGTTTCTTCCCTCGATCTGCAGCGTCTTTGCCACAGGGATTCGGATGATGGAGCGGCGGGCTTCTTTCTCGTTATCTGTATACCGCTCTCGGTACTTCATCATCCGATGGTAGATTTCACCCGTTGTCCAAAGCACGGATCGCGGCTCGCCGATGATGTAATCCACATTCCAGAGATGTCGCTCCCCTGCCACGATGGACGAACCGTCGCGGAAGGTCAGCCGATAGGCTTGCTCCGTATCATCCACATCGCTTTTGGCGACAACACGGCAGGGCTGCCCGTTTTCGTCAAAAACGGTATCTCCCACGCGAATGTCGCCCATTGTGGTAAATCCGCTTGGTGTGGGGATTTTCGTGTCAAGAGCAAGCTGTTTTCCTTGTTTCTTTGGAATCTCAACGTATGCCGTGTTGAACTGCCGATAGCCGTTCGGCTTCAGAATTCCGAAAATGTCTCGGATAATGCGCTCCTGCCAGTCGATGAGTTCAAAGGGCTTTCCTGCCCACGTCCCCTTCGTATGGCACAGGCACTCGATGAAGCCCACGGCATAATCCGCAGCGGCTTTGTCATAGTGTGCGTCCTCTGCCATGAACTTTGTCGGCTTGTAGTCCGTCAGTTTCCGCAAGCAATCACCCCCATCAAAAAAGAGCCGCCGTCAGCGACTCAAAACATCCGTAACGAGAAGCAGCCCCGAAGGGCTGTTTTGTTGTTCGGCGTGGCTTAGATGCGCTTCATGCACCAAGCCATCGCGTGCCCGCCGTCCTCGAAAAGCTCCGTGGCGGATTCGACGAGGTTCAGGCGGCATTCGATGTCCGCGAATCCCGTATCCTCCGGCGTTTCGACCATCTCGTAGATGGCTGCGTGGAAGCCCCAGCATTCCATCCCGACCACAAGGATCTGCTCGCCGTAGCGAAGGATCGCGCCGCTCGTCCCGAACCGCATCTCATCGAGGTGTTCCATCGTGGTGGTCTTCGGCCATCTTGCTTCTGCGCTTTTCATTTTGTGTTCCTCGCTTTCTGTGTGTAGGTTGTTCCCTTCGTCATGTGTATATATCACTCTAAACGAGGAATATAGCAAGTCATATTTCGGATAAACTACACTTATTTTTCGAAAGAAACACAGCCCCGAAAGGCTGTGCAAGAAGCCGTAAAACTTACTCTTCGCCCGTGAGGATAAACCGTACATACGCCGCACGGTCTTCCTCGATGAAGCAGACCAGTTCGTAGAATCCCATCTCGAACGCTATCCGCTGAACACCGGGAACATCAAACATATTCACCCGCCCCGAATCGCGGATGTCCATGATCTGTGAGAAAACCGTCTCGTTCATGATCTGCCCCCTTTCTCTGCGATGCGGAAGGAGTCCACGCCGGGGATAAGGCTCAGCGACGATCCTGTCGCCCATCGGACGAGAAGCTGTCCCGCGTCATCAACGCCCATGACCTCGCCCCTCGTTCCCGTCGGCGGGGCTTGCGGATCGTCCATTCCGAGGAGTTCCACCTTCGTCCCGCGCGGATACCGCTCTCGAAGTGCGGCGATTTGCTCCTTACTCGGAAAATGCATGGCCCTCATCTCCTTTCCGATGTCCGCTCTTGAATGCGCTGCTGCCCGTGAGGTTCTGCATGAGGATCTTGCGGCTCTCCTTGTAGGCGCTGCCGATCATTCCAAGTCGCAGGAGGAAGCAGCGGAAAGCATATTTCTCGTTGTCCACAATCTTCTCCTTTGCCGTGACGCGCTTCTGCGTCCGTGCCATCTCGCAGAGCTTGCTGATGAATGTGGCATACGCCTTTGCCGTCTCGTCGGTGATCGTGCCGTGCAGCCATGCAAAGGTGATGCGGTCATCGGTGAGTGTGTAGGTTGCCTCTTTGATGTCAAAGGCGTGGCGAATCAGCCGTCCTTTGCTCAGAAGGAGTGCGTCCAGATTCTGCAGTGCCGTCTCAGTGAAAAGGCTGCGCGGGAGGCTGATGGAAAGGCTGTCCTCATCGGGTTCTGCCGTTTCCGTCGGGGTGGAATTGTTCTGCGCCGTGTCCGCGCAGGGAGTCTCGCTCGTCGCCGTTTCCGCTGTGGTCGCCCACTTTGCCGCCGTGTCCCCGCAGGAAGCCGAGTTCTCCTCGTCCTCGGACATGAAGCCCGCCTCGCGCAGTGTCGTGCGCACACGTGCCACAGTCGCTTCGTCAGCCCCATCGTCGAAGCAAAGGCTGCCGTCCTTCGTGATCTCGAATGCGCCGACCTTGTAGGAAAAGCTCGGGGCAC